TGGCTTATGCAGATAAGGATAAATTTCCTGCTGGTGCTTGGTGTACAGTAGGAGATCATGTATGTTACGGTAAACATTCAGGAACTAAACTCTTTTACAAAGGAGTTAGAATGATTTTATTATTTGATGACCAGATTAGTATGAGAGTAGAAGATCCAAAAGATTTAGATCCTACCTTTAATTTAGGAAAAGGATCAAGTTAATTTGGGAAATTGTTAATAATATGATATAATATAGTATACGTTAAATCGTTGAACTCGTAACCAACGGAGGATAAAATGAGTGATAAAGAAGAATGGAGCGATATAGAAACTCCGAATGAAGAGCAGAAAATTGAAATAGAAATTGAAAAAGAAGAAGCGAAAGAAGAAGTACAAGAAACTAAAACTAAAGAAGGAAAAAGAGATACTAATGCTGAAAAAAGAATAGCACAACTTATTCGACAGCGCAGGGAACGTGATCAGCAAATTACTGCTCTCATCCAAAAAAATGAGGAACTATCAGGTAGCCTCAGAACAAAAGATAATGAAGTAAATCAAGTTAATAAATTAAGTCTTGATGCTTCGGAAAAACAATTAACTGATAAACTTGAGCTTGCCAGAACAGTTTATATGGAAGCTTTTGAAGAAGGAGAAAAAGAGAAGCTTTTAAAAGCACAGGAGATGTTGAATGAGGCACAGGCAGATTTAAAAGCAGTTTCTTCTGCTAAACAAGATTATGAAGAAGTAGAAGAAGTTGCTCCAGTACAGCCTCAATATCAACCTCCTCCTCAACAATCTACTGATCCTAGAGCCGAAGAATGGGCTGCAAGAAACAGTTGGTTTGGACAGGATAATATTAAGACTGCTGCTGCATTAGCTATAGATGCAGAATTAAAAGAAGAAGGTTTTAATCCTTCTGATGACACTTTTTATCAGGAGATTGATAATAGAATTAATAAAGCGTTTTCTCAGAATGTAGAGGAAACTACAGAACGTGTGCAGGAAGAACCGTCAACACCTGCTCAAGTAGTATCGGGGAGTTCACGCTCCTCTCCATCCAGTTCTAGTAAAGTCAAACTATCTAAAGAAGATGTAAGACTTGCACAGAAATGGAATATACCACTTGAACAGTATGCTGCCGAAAAGCTCAAAGTTGAAGGAGCAGAAGGCAACTATACTAATGTAACTTAGCGTGGAGGAATGAAATATGACACGAAATGAAATACGTAGTAATACCAATCGGGAAGCTCAGACAAGAGAAGTCGAAGAAGAGTATGTCTTTGAGGAGCCAGATGCCCTCTCTATACCAGACACGGTACAAGCAAGATTTGACGCAGAGGATATGTCTCTTCGTTGGATACGCATATCTGTAAGAGGACAGGACGACATCACTAATGTTGGTAAACAGCAACAACAGGGATGGGTCTTCGTAACTCCTGATGAAGTTCCTGAAATGGCAATTACATCCTTCGTAAGGGAAGAAGGTCGTTATCTTGGAGCCGTCTGTCGTGGAGACGTAGCTTTAGCTAAAAAGCCTACAGCAAAGGTAAAGGCCAGACAGAAATTCTATGAGAAGAAGTCTAGTGATATGATGGATGCAGTAAATGCACAACTCATGAAAAGTTCTGATTCTCGTATGCCAATTTCTAACACAAGTAAATCAGTAACAACCAGAGGTCGGCAACCTTCTTTTCAAGACTAGTCGATCTCTAAACTATAAGGAGATGAAACATGTCTACTACAAAAGCATTTCGTGGCTTCATCCCTGCTCGTATGAAAGGTGGTGCTTATAATAATGAGGCAGTGACGGATATGATCACACTAACCTCAACAGGACAAGCACAAACTCCTAGTAATAGTATTTTTACTGGTGATCCAGTAGTATTACCGGGAGCTAACTTTACAACTATATCTCCGTATATAGCAGCAACTCTTAAACCTTCAGGGGTTTTTATGGGTTGTCAGTATGTGGAAAATGGAGAGCAAAAGTTCTCCCGGTATTGGCCGGGTGGGACGAGTGCCACAGACGTTAAATTTTTTGTAATAACAAATCCTGATCAGACTTATTACATCCAATGTTCTTTATCTTTATCGGCTGCTGAAGCTGCTATTGTAAGGAACTACACTGCTACTGTTAGTTCTACTGCCTCTTCAGGTAGTACTGTTACCGGACAGTCAAGCTATTACTTGCTTGCTGCCAGTGGTGCAGAAACTGAACTAGCTTGTCGTGTAATTGGACGTGCTAAGTTTCCTGATGAAGGTAACGACGATGCATACCCAATCGTAGAGGTCTGGTTGAATACTCACCGTGATCGTTACGTGACGGCTACGGCATCTACGGCTTAATAGGAGGGATTAATCATGGCTATAAATAGAGCTAGTATTAGCAAAGAACTCCTTCCGGGCCTAAATGCCATATTCGGAATGGAGTATGGAGAGGTAAATAATGAATTAGAACCTCTCTATGAAATTGAAAACTCAGATCGTGCATTTGAAGAAGAAGTACTTTTCACCAGCTTTGGTTCCGCACCAACGAAAGGTGAAGGGGCTGCTGTTTCGTATGATGATGCTCAAGAAAGCTACACAGCACGTTACACTGCTGAAACTGTAGCATTGGCTTTTGCCGTAACTGAAGAAGCAATGGAAGATAATCTTTATGATACCTTTGCTAAACTTCGGGCAAGAGGCTTGGCTAGAGCAATGGCTAATACGAAACAAGTTAAAGCTGCTAATGTTTTCAACAATGGTTTCAGTGATACTATTGGTGACGGACAGGCTTTCTTTTCAGGATCACATCCAACCGTAGGTGATGGTAATCAGAGCAACTTAATTGCTGCATCTGATATATCTGAAGCTACTCTTGAAACTGCATTAACCAATGTACAGAAGATCAAAGATGATCGAGGTATTCTAATTGGTGCAAGTGCTGTTTCTCTGCATATTCCTGTAGACTCATGGGCAATTGCAGATCGTATTTTATCTAGCCCCGGCAACACTCAAACGAGTCAAGCTGCTGCTAATCCTAATACGAATGCAATCAATGCTACTCGTCACTTGGGTATGTTACCTGACGGCTATCATATCAACCGAAGGTTCTCTGATACAACTTCTTGGTTTATCAAGACGGACGTACCAAACGGAACTAAAATGTTTGTACGTACTCCTCTTCAGACTAAGATGGAGCCTGATTTTGATACTGGTAATCTTCGATTTAAGGCAAGGGAACGATATAGTTTCGGTGTCTCAGATTGGAGAGGATGGTTCGGTAGTCAAGGATCATAAGTCTAACTGTGGGGGAGTGGCTCTTGTCACTTCCCTACTACTATAAGGAGCAGATATGACTACAAACGTAAAAGTAGCACAAAATGTAAGTAGTGATGGAGCAATTATAACAGGCTTTCGTTATATTGATACCAACACAACTTTAGGAGATGAGGGAACTGGTTCTGATCCTTCTCCATCTACAACCCGTGTTCTTGCTATTCATACTTATTCAACTCTTGCAGGTGAGATTGTTCTGTCAGGATCAAAACAGATTACAAATAAATCAGCTAAAGGAACAGCTATTCGTTACCGTGTAGGAGCAACTGATTCTAATGATCAGTATATAGGAGATATGGGAGTAGGAGTTTTTGGTATTGTTAGTGTTGCCACTTCTGGAACAGGAACGATGGCTCCAACAATTACATTGTATCTAGGCTAACAATGCCTAATTTTGCATATTTAAAAACAGATTTAATTAATACGACTGAGAACGATTCTACTGAATTTTCAAGCCAAGTTTCGGCTTTCGTAAAGAAAACAGAATTTCGTATGATTAAAGATCTGGATGATTCTGGACTAGATGAGTATACTAACATATCGGTATCATCTGGCAATGCTGGTACTGTGTCTTTAAATGATAGAGTTCGTATTGTTCGTAATGTAAACTTTAAGGTAAGTACAGGAACAACTGTAACCAATTTACTTCAAAGAACAGTAGAATATGTTAATGACTACTGGCCTGTTAGTGCATCTACAGGTACACCTAGATACTATACAAGAAAAAATAATTCTAGTATCAAGATAGTACCCACACCAGTTTCAGCACTAACTGTAGAAATACAATCACAGTCT